ATCATCGACCTGGCGGTGCAGCAGACGCCCTGGCCGATCGTCTGGGGCGTCCGCGCCGACGGCGTGCTGCTGAGCCTGACCTACGACCGCGAGCAGCGCCTGGCCGGCTGGGCCCCGCACACGATCGGCGGCAGCTGCCCCGACGGCGTCGGCCGCCAGGCCGGCGAGGAGATCGACTGGCCTGCGCGGGGGGCGGCCGGCAGCGACAACGGTCACACCGGGGCTCGGGTCGAGTCGATCTCGGTCGTGCGCGAGAACACCATCGCGCAAGATCAGCTGTACCTGATCGTCAAGCGCGTCATCAACGGCGAGACCAAGCGCTATATCGAGATCCTGACGCCGCCGATGGAGCTCGCCGGCCGGCTGGACCGGGTCTGCCAGCTCGATTCCTCGCTCGAGTACGCCGGCTGGAACACCGACGCGACGCTGACGGTCACGCCGAGCGACGCCGGCGGCGGCAGCTACACGCTCACCGCGAGCGGCAACCTTTTCACGGATCCTGATGATGTCGGCCGGGTGATCGCGCTGCGCACGCCGGCGGCGGCGCGCTCGATCGAGGGCGCGTACGCGACGCTGCTGGAGATCACGGCGGTGGCGAGCGCGACGGTCGCCACCGCGCGGCCGTACGCGCCGGCCGGCGAGCAGCCGGCGGCCGATGCGCAGATCGCGGGCCTGCTCGGGGCGGCGACGATGTTCTGGGGCTGGGCGGCGACCGAGATCTCGGGGCTCGATCACCTCGAGGGCGAGACCGTCTGGGTGCTCGTGGACGGCGCGACGACCGAGCAGCTCGAGGTCGATGAGGGCTCGATCGAGCTCGCGTCGCCGGCGGTGGTGGTGCAGGCCGGGCTGTTCTACCCGGCGACCCTGGCGACGCTGCCGATCGCGATCGCGGGCGCGCGCACCGACAGCCGCGGCCGCAAGCTCGACGCGAAGCAGCTTGTAGTTCAGCTGCTCCGCAGCGGCCTGGATACCGTCGTCGAGTGCCAGCAGGTCGGCGTGCATATCGGTCAGGATCGCCAGGAGGGCGAGGCGGTTTCGCTCCGCGACACCGAGGACGCGACCGGGGCCGCGCCGAGCCTGGTCTCGGGCCGGGTCGCGGCGATGGCGGCGATCGGCTTCGGCCGTGACCTGATCCTGCGCGTGAGCCGCACGGGACCGCTCCCCTTGCGCGTGCTCGAGCTGAGCGCGCAGATCGGGGTCGAGTGATGGTGGTCCTGGATCAACCTCGCCGCTCGGGCAGGCCGACGCTGGCCACGCACGGGCTCGACTCTGGCGGGATGGCCGAGGTGCTCGCGTCGCCGCAGCGGTCGCAGTCCATCGAGGCCGAGCGCATCCGCGCGATGATCGCTCGCGACGGCTGCCCGCCGCTGCGGGGCTGGCTGGTCGTTCGCGAAGACGGTTCGGCGGTGGCGGCGATCGGATACACCGAGCCGGTGTCCGGCGTGCGGGAGTACTGGGCGGTCCTGGCGAGCTCGGTCACGGGGCGCGAGGCGGCGGTGATCGCGGCGACGGGCCGCGGACTGCTGCGGTTCCAGCTGGCCGAGAAGAACACGCATTTCCGGCGGGCGCAGTGCCTGGTCGTGGCGCGCAACCAGGCGGCCAGGCGGTTCGCCGAGCGGATCGGGTTCGCGTGCGAGGGCGTGCTGCGCGACTACTGCCCGCTCTACGGCTCGATGCGGATGATGGCCATGACCCGCACCCGGATCTTGGGCGAGCGGGCGGGCAGTGCGCCGCAGGACGCGGCGCGGATGACAGATTTCGACGCCGAGGGCGTCGCCCCGGCGAAGCCGGAAGGGGGACCGTAATGGCTCTGTTTGCAACGCTCGGCGCGAGCGGGTTGTTCTCCGGCGGGACCGGCCTGGCCGCGGCCGGCATGGCGGCCTCGGGTGCGGGGTCGATCCTGGGCGGGATGGCGCAGGGGCGGGCGTACGATCGCCAGGCCCGGGGCGAGATCGACGCGGCGGCGGCCCGCGAGGCGATGCTGCGCCGCGACAACCGCAAGCGCGAGGGAGCGACCCGGGCCGCGCTGGCGGGCAGCGGGCTCACGATCGAGGGCTCGCCGCTCGATCTGATCGCCGACGAGGCGAACATCTCGGAGCTGAACGCTCGGCTCGTGCGCTACGACGGGGCCGCGCGGGCGGCGGAGCTGCGCAACCGCGGCCGGGCGGCTCGGCTGGGCGGTCTGGTCGAGGGGGTGGGCTCGATGGCGATGGCCGGCTCGACGCTCCTCGGCGGGCAGCTGAGCTACGCCAGGTTGTTCGGTGACGCGGCGCCGGCGTCGGTCGGATCTCAACTGGGCTACGGCGGCATGGTCGGCGGGTCCGGGATCGGGCAGGCGGTGCTCGTGTGAGCCAGATCCCCACGAATCAGCAGCGGGTCGGTGTCGCGGGTCCCCCCGCGGCGATCGGGCCGGCGTCCGGTCTCGCGGCCCTGGGCGGCGTGCTGGCGACGCTCGGGACCGGCTCGAGGGCGGTGGGCCAGACGATGGCGAGCGAGGGCGAGGCGATGCGCCGGGCGGAGGTCAGCGCGGCGATGAGCCGGACCCGCAGCGCGTACCTGGCCGAGCTCGACCGGGCGGAGCTCGCGGCGCAGCAGGAGGCGGACCCGCAGAAGGCGGCCGAGCTCTACCGAAAGAAAGCCGTGGAGGCCCGCTCGGCCGTCCTGGGGCCGGACGGCCCGGGGGCCACCCTTGCCGGCTCGGACTTCGCAGCGGTCATCGACGCCGACCTCACGGGTCTCGAGGTGCCCTACCAGGCCCGGGTCGACCGGTCGGTGCGTGCGAAGCAGGTCGACCGGGCGGTGGCGGGGCTCGAGACCGAGCTCAACGATCTCACGGACCGGGCCGCGGCCAGCGACGACCCGCTGCTGCGGGAGGTGCTCTTCGGGCAGATCCGCTCCTCGCTCGAGGACGGGGTCGCGTCGAGCGTGGTGAGCGCCCGGCAGGCGGCCGAGCTCGAGCGGAGGGCCGAGGCCGCGATCGTGGGCGCGCAGCTGGACCGCGATGCGCGGATGGTGGCCGACCTGGCCGCGGACGGCGGGCGGATCGGGGAGATGGTGGCGGGCCTTCGCGCCGCCGGTGCGCGGATCGGCGTGGACGCCGAGGCGGTCGACGCCGGCGTGCGGGCCGCGGTGGTCGATCGCGTGCGCGAGCGGGTGAGCGCGGGGGATTTCGTGTCGGCGGCGGCGGCGATCGAGGGTTCGCTGGCCGCGGGTGTGCTCGCCGAGGGGGAGGCGGCGGAGCTTTCGGAAGGCGTGCGGGAGGGCTTTGCGCAGGCGGGCGTGGCGCGTGTGCACGCGGCGCTGCGGGAGATCCGAGCGGGGCGGGAAACGGGCGACGGCCTGGAGCGTGTGCAGAACATGATCGACACGCTCGCGCCGGTGATCGGCGAGAAGCCCGCTTTGGACCTGCAGGTGGCGTTCAACAACGCGGTGAGCGACGAGATCGGCAAGGTCAACGCGGCGGCGAAGCTTCGTGCCAAAGAAGGCGGACTCGCAGCTTTGGTCGAGCAGAACCTCGAAAAATCCATGCGGCCCGGCTTTGGCGGGTTCATCGACACCTCGGCCAAAGAGATCCCGGTGGGATCGGGCTCGGTCACGATCAGTGAGAAAGAGCAGCAGCAGGCCCTGGCTGCCGCGGCGGTGGCTCGCTACGCCGACCAGTCGCGGCGGCTGATGAGCGAAGACCCGGCCGAGCGGGCCGACGCGCTCGCGGACATCATGCCGGAGTCGGCGGACCCGGGCCGCCCGTTGACCGAGGGCGAAGCGAATGTTGTTGCGCGCGTGGCGGCGCTGCGGTGGTCGATGAATAACGGCATCGTGTTTGAGCCGCTGCGGCGGCAGATGAAACTCGCAGCGGCGCAGGGCCGGGGGTCGCTGGAGCGGGCGATGGCGACCGGGGAGGCGCTGCCCGAGGACTGGGCGTACCCGGATCTCTACAAGACCTGGCGGATCCTGCAGGACGAGAGCGTCGGCGTGGGCGAGTACCTCTCGGGCGACGAGCAGCGCGTGATGCAGGAGATCGATCGGCAGTACCGCTACGGCGCGCAGGCGGGCGACTTCGCCGCAAGCGCGGTCGCGGCGGTCAACTCGCTGCGGCGTCGGGCCGAGCGCGGCACACCGACGGACGAGCGGGTGATCCCTGATGAGCTGCTTGGTCAGGCGATGGACGCGGCGGTTTCGCTCAGTGGCGTCGAAGGTGTGTTCGGGCGGCTTGGCAATCTGGCTATGAGCACCGGCGATATCTGGCTCGATGTGATGACCTTCTCGCCGCTGGGCAAGGCGACCGGTGTGTACCGCGGTACTGAGGGGCGGGTGCTGCCGCGCTTCGCGACGAGCAAATTCGGTGAGGCGGGCAGCGGGGCACTGGTCACCAACGCCAGCCAGGTCAAGGAGTGGTTCAGGCAGACCATCGCGGCGGTGAGCGAATCGACCGACGACATGGAAAGCGCAGCGGCGCTGGCGGTCGAGCGGTTCCGGGCCAACCACCTGATCATCAACCGCCGCGCCGTCTATGCCGGGTCGGACGCGATGACGGGCATGGTCCGCGCGGTGCACCAGGACGGCGAGTTCGATCGGATCATCAACCGGTACTGGAAGTCTGCCGGCGGGATGGAGGGCATCGGCGTCGAGAAAGCCGATCTGGAGATCCGGCCCGAGCAGTTCGGCGATCCCTCGCGGTGGCGGATCGTGGACGGCACCACGGGCATCCCGGTCGCCGAGGGCGTGCTTGGGGTGGACCTGTTCGACCTCGCCTCGCTGCACACGGCCATCAAGCGGCGGCAGGCCGAGCGGGCGGCCGAGCGATCGCGTGATCGCCGCGATGAGTTCGATCTCCTGGGGTCGGCGCAGGACGCGGTGCGGTCGCGGATCACCCCCCTGCTCCCCCCGCCCAAGGGCTTTGTCGGCGGCGAGGGCGAGATCCAGCGGCCGCTGACGGACGAGGAGATCGAGTGGTGGCGGAAGATGAACCGCGAGCTGAACGGGGGCGGCGATGGCTGAGCGGGTGGTCAGCTCGCACTCGACGACGCCCGCGCAGGCCGAGGACCTCCGCTCCGGCGGCCGCGTTGACCTGCTGGAGATGATCCGGCGGGCCGATCAGGGTCCGCCGACGCCGACCGAAGCTCGCGTCCGCCGGGCCGAGGCGGCGCGGGCCAAGGCCGAGGCCAAGCGTGAGGGCGTTATCGTCCTCGACGCGATCGCCAGCGAGTGGCTGCCCGCCTGGGTCGGCCGCGAGGCGGTGCGCCTGGCTTACGCGCCCGACGCGGATTTCTCGCTGACGGCCGATCGCATCACCGAGCTCCGCAACCTGTGGGGGCTCGACGACGGGCAGGTGGCCCGGCTCGGCGGCGTGGCCAGCGAGGGCGAATTGCAGCTCGTGCTCCGGCAGATGAACGGTGTCAACGCCATCCGGGCGCGCCTCGAAGCGCGTGGCTTCGCGGGCACGCTGGCGCAGCTCGGGGCGATGGTGACCGATCCGGCGGCGCTCGCGCTCGACGCGGCGACCTGGGGAGCCACGGCGCCCTTGACGCGCGGGGCAAAGGCGACGCGGCTCCGCCACCTGGTGCGCGGCGGGATCGCGGCCGGCGCGACCGAGGGCTCGATCGAGGGGTACCTGGCGAGCGTGGATTCGTCGCGCGGGTTCACCGATGTGCTGCTGGCGGGGACGGGCGGTTTCCTGATGGGCGGGGCGCTCGGCGGGGCGTTCGGGCCGCGGGCGCAGCGGGCGCTCGACCGGGCGATGGACGGCATCCGGCGGCAGATCCTGGCCGAGGAGCTGGCCGAGGGCGGTGTGCTCGAAGTTACAGAAAAGGGCAAGCGGCTTGGCTTCACGGAGGATGCGACACGCGAAGACCGGATCCGCGTGATCGATGCGCTGCTGGCGACGGGCGATGACGGCGTGTTCCGCCTGCCCGGCTCGCGGCCGATGTTCATCCTGGGCGACGAGTTCGGCGATGCGGCGGAGCGGCTGAGCGGGCTCGGCGATGATGAACTCGGCGAGGTCGCGGGTATCGTCTTCGAGTCGCTCGAAGACGCGTACGCACGCTACGGGCTGGGCTACAGCGAGTTCGCCCCGTCCCAGGCGAGCGAGGACATCGGCACGGTCCGCTTCGGCAAGGCGCGATTCGGCATGGCGGCCCGGCTGGGCCAGAGCCCGGTCGAAGCCGTGCGCCGCGTCGGCCAGGTGCTGGTCGAAGATGTGATCCCGCGCATCGGCGCGGACGGAAGCGATATACCGGTGCAGCAGGCGGCGACGATGTGGGTGAGCCGGATGCACAGGACCTCGATGGACCAGTGGCACCGCTCGACCAACCCGCTGCTGGAGGTGTGGGCCAGAGAGAACGGCCACGAACTCAACTTCAATAGCAAGTACCGGCTCTACCACGACTTCATGGAGGATGTCGGGAAGCAGGTGGTGCACGGGGACCCGGAGCTCGGGGGGACGGCCGTCGAGCAGGCGGCGATGTTCTACCGCACCAAGATGGACGAGCTGCGCCAGTTGGCCCGGCGGTACGGGGTCAAGGGGTTCGACGAAATCGAAGAGGACCCGTCGTACTTCACGCGCATGCCCTCGGGCGAGAAGATCGAGGAGGTCCTCAAGAGAGCCGGTCGGTTCGGCGACGGCCGCAACGATGTGGACTACCAGAAGGCGCAGGACACGATCATCGACCTGATCGCTGAGTCGATGGCGTCGGGGATGCGGCGGGCCATCGGGGACGCGGCGATCGACACCGGCGAGCAGGCGACCGGCAAGGCCCTCAAGGAGATCACCGCCCAGCAGATGCGCCGATCGGCCGAGGGGTACTTCCGGCAGATCCGCTCGATCGGCGAGGACGGGAACTACTTCGCGCGGGCGAAGCTGTTCAGCGGCCGGCTCGACGAGGAGAGCGAGAAGATCCTGCGGCTGTCGGGGCTCAGCGATGCGCAGATCGAGCGGGTCCGCAGGGCCATGGCCAAGGAGTCGTCCTCGAACCTGCTCGAAGCCGCGGCCGAGCGCGGGGCCCCGTCGCCGGCGAGGTTCCGCACGATCCTCGATGAGGGCGTGAGCGTGAAGGCGGCCAACGGCCAGACGATCACGATGGACGACCTCTTCGAGCGCAACGCGACGCGCGTGATGGAGATCTATTCGCGGCAGATCTACGGCTCGGCGGCGGCGGCGCGGATCTACCAGGACATCGCCCGGCGCTACGACGCCAAGGTGGAAACCTTCGACGACCTGCTGCACCTGCTCAACACGCAGGCCAACAAGAGCGGTATGAGCTCGAAGGATGTGGGCCGGTTCAACGCCGACCTGGTGCGGCTGGAGGCCGCGTGGCGCTCGATGATGAACTGGAGCCAGTACACGGGCAAGAACTCGAAGCAGAACGCGCAGATCGGCCGCATCCTTCAGTCGTTCATGGAGGTGCAGTTCATGCGGCTGATGGGCCTCTCGGGCATCGCGCAGGTGCCCGAGATGGGGACCGTGATGGGCGAGGTCGGGCTGCGGGGGATGCGGCAGCAGATGCCCGCGCTCAAGGCCGTGTTCAAGCGTGGGATGGACGGCAACCTGAGCGACGAGATGCTCCAGGCCACCGAAGCGATGTGGGGACACGGCAGCTTCCGCATGCGCGGCAAGGTGAACCCGCGGCTGGACCAGACCGATGCGGGCTTCGAGTTCCAGACCGGTCGGCTGCGCGAGGTTCTGGGCCGCGGCAAGATGTTCGTGGCCGACGCCAGCGGCATGAACCCGATGAACATGTTCCTGAAGCGCATGGCCGATGTGGGCTTCGTGCAGCGGATGGCCAACATCGCCGCGGGGACCGCCGAGCGCCCGAGCGCGAAGGAGATCGCCGGGCTCGGTCTGACCGATGCCCAGTTCGACGCGGTCATGCGGAATCTCAAAGAGCACGCGAGGATCGAGGAGGGTGCGTTCGGCGGCCGGGTCCGCAACCCCAACATCGAGGCGTGGGAGCCGAACGCGCGGGGCTGGTTCATCGAGGCCGGCGACCGGTTCGGAACCCGCGTGGTGCAGGAGAACGACCCGGGCCAGCTCGCCGCCTGGATGGTCACCGACTACGGGCGCGTGCTGATGCAGTTCAAGAGCTTCATCACCAGCGCCTACGAGAAGCAGTTCCTCTACGGGATCTACCGCCACGATGCGCGGATCTTCAGCGCGTGGGCCGCGTCCACCGTGTTCGCGTCGATCGCGTACATGGCCAAAATGCAGATCCTCGCCGCGGGCCGACCCGACCGCGAGGAGTTTCTGGCCGAGCGGCTGACGCTGAAGTCGATCGCGGCCAACAGCTTCGCCTACGCCGGCTTCGCGAGCATCCTGCCCGGGACGATCGACACCGGGCTCGTGCTGGCCGGGCAGCAGAAGCTGTTCGACTACGGGCGGTCCACCGGGCTGGCGTCGGACTTTCTCGCCGGCAACCCGGTGGTGGACTTCGTCGACAAGGTGGCGGCGATGCCCCAGGCGGTGGCGGCGATGATCGAGAGCGGCGAGATCTCCGAGCGCGATGTCAACAAGCTCACGCGCGTGCTGCCGGGTCAGAACCTGATCCTGATCGGGAACATGCTCAAGGCTCTCGGCGCGGCCGCGGGCGAGGAAAGCGATCCGTAACCCCTCACCCCGGCCCTCTCCCTCAAGGGGAGAGGGAGCGATCCGCACTACGCCGCAGGACGCGGCGCGACAACGAGTTTTCGCTGCGAAGCAGCGCACCGGCGAAGCCGGAAGAAAGCGAGGTTCTCTATGACGGTATCCACCACCGCGGCGGGCGTGAGTTACACCGGCGACGGGCTGCAGGTCGCGTTCACGGTGAGCTTCCCGTTCGGCACCGGCTCGGATCTCAAGGTGTACCTGATCTCCGGCGGCGTGCCGGTCCTGCAGACGCTGGGCGCGGACTACACCGTTGCCGGCGGCAGCGGGACGACGGGCACGATCACCTTCGGTGGTGCGCCCGGGAGCGGCGTCGAGGTGCGCATCGCGCGGTCGACATCGCTCACGCAGCAGGTGAGCCTGCGCGACCCGGGCAAGTTCCCCGCGCGCACGATCGAGACCGCGCTCGACCGGATCTGGTTCGCGATCCAGGAGCAGGCGGCGCGGACCGGCGGTTCGGACTTCGACCTGGGCGCGACGATCGGCACGATGAAGATCGACTCGAGCGACCTGACCCGCTTCGACGCGCTGGCCAAGCGGATCGGCAACCTGGCCGCCCCCTCGGCCGGGAGCGACGCGGTGACCAAGGACTACGCCGACGCGCTGACGATCGGCGCGGGCAACCTGCCCACGCCCGGCGCGGCGCAGCAGAACATGGTGCTGGTGGTGCTCGAGGATCAGCCCGGCGACCCGGTGAGCGTGACGGGGTACCAGTTCTACCTGCGCGAGCTGCAGGCGAGCCAGATCGGCGGGCTGGGCACGGCGGCGGTGGTGGACATCGGCACCGCCGAGAACGAGATCCCGGCGCTGGGCGCGGGCGGCGTGCTGGCGGTCGGGCGGATCCCCACGGGCACCGCCGAGAACACGGTGCCGATCCTGGGCCCCGGCGGCCTGCTCGCGCCGAGCACGATCCCCGCGGCCTCCGAGACCGAGATGAACACCGGCACCGACACGCAGAAGCCGGTGACGGCCGGGCGCCTCGCGCACCACCCGCTCACGCCCGCGGCGTGGGGCCTGCTCAACCAGACGGGCACGCAGGCGCTGGTGGCCAGCAAGGGCGTGGCCTCGATCACCGACCTCGGGACGGGTATCACGCGGGTGACGCTGAGCGCGGCGATGGCGGACGCGAATTACGCGGTGCTGGTGACCGGGCCCGACAACACCTTCGGCGGCGTGGCATCGCGGACCACCACGACCTTCGAGGTGCGCATGCGCACCTCGGCCGTGGGCCCGGCCGACTCGGACGGGGTGAGCTTCGCGGTGATCGGGGCGCGGGCGGCGAGCTAGTTCCGCTGCGCGGTCAGGAAGTACCCGGAGCTTGCGCTCCGGGCTCTTGTTGGATCGGGTGGCGTGGTCTTCGCGCAGCGAAGCCCACGGGGTTACTTGCGGCGCTCGGCGTTGTTGATCGTCAGGCGGGCGCGGGCGGCGAAGTTCCAGACTTTGGTGGGTGCATCGGGATCGTTGGGGCGGGCGTTCATGTTCTGGACGCGCTTGGGCTGCATCGTTTCGATGTGCCGCAGCGCGTGGAGCATCTGTGGTGCCCGTGAAAGCTGCCGCTCGCGACGCTCGCCGATGCGCAGCCCTTTGAGCAGGGCCTCGGCCATGAGCGTGGTGTCGAGCTGCAGGTCTCGATCGCGGCAAAGTATGCGCTTGATCTGGTCGCCGCTGAGGCGGTACTGCTGGTTGCGATCCTCGTGGGTGTCGGGCAGGGTCGCGTAGCCGTCTGCGATCAGGCGGGCGACGCCGTTCATCGTGCGCCACCCGTAGTACCACGGGCGGCCGTTCTTCCTGATCTCGAGCAGGATCTCGAGGCGGAAATCGGTAATGGGCGGGGCGGTGAACGATTCGGGCATAGATGGCTCCTTTCCGCGTCAGCGGGTGACTTCGGGATGCACGGCGTAGAGCCGCTGGTTGGGTTTGGGTTTGCCGCCCGGGCAGGGGTCGAGCTCGCGGAGGATCTCGTGCTCGAGGAGGATCTCGATCGGGCGGTCGAGCTCCTCGGTGGTGCTCGGCCCGCCCTGGCGGCCGCGGACGCCCTCGTAGATCTCGGTGCGCTTGATCTGGGGCCTGCCCTCGCGGCGCAGCAGCTTCACGATCATCGAGGCCATGACGCGATCGGGGTCGGCGGAGGCGAGGCCCTGGGCGACGGCGTCGTGCGCGGTGAGCCATTCGCCGAACCGGATCGCGGCCTCCATCGTCGCCTGCGAGATCTCGCCGGCCGACCAGCCGCGGCGTTCGAGGCCGATCGCCTGCTCGGCCGCGTGGAACGCCAGCGCGATCCGCGCCACCGCGCCCGAGAGCTTCGAGCCGTAGTCCTTGCGATCGTTGAGGTCGCCCGATGCGCCCATCGCGTGCTCGAGCTCGACGCGGAAGCCGTGCAGCGCACCCCGGGCGGCGCGGGAGAGCGCGTACTGCCGGGCCGGCCCGGGGTGCGATCCGCTGGCACCGCCGGTCTGCGGCGGCATCGGCTCGCCGAGCAGGGTCTGCACCAGGTCGTGCCAGGTGCGCCGCGCGGTCTCGTCGATCGCCTTGTCGAGCAGCGGCCGCGAGCCGATCGGGTCGCGCGGGCAGCACATGAGAAACCGCGCGACGAAGCCCCGGCCCTTGGCCTCCTCGGACCCGAGCACCCGGCGCACCGCGGCCGGCTGGGGCACCAGGCCGATCGACACGCACGGGCGCGTGAGGAAGATGCGTTTCCCGCCGGCGCGGTCGACGCCGTGCGAGTCGGCGGCGTGGCCGGCGAGCCAGACGCCGTAGTTGGCGCGGCCGGAGTTGTACCGGCCCATGATGACCTCGAGCACATCGGGCTCCGCGCTCGTCACCAGGGCACGCTCGCCGTTGCGCGCCAAGAGCCCGGTGAGGGCCTCGGTGGTGATCTCGGAGCTGATGAGCTGCGGCACCGGCTCGCCGGCGGCGTCGGCCAGGTCGGCCACGAGCTCGTCGGCCTCGGCCTCCTCTTCCAGCCCGGCCTTGTTCTGCGTGATCCGGGTCCTGAGGTACGCCAGACGCTTCTCGGCGAGCTCGCGGCGGTGCGCGTCCCTGGCGAGGCGGGGCGCGGCCTCGGCGCTCGCGAGCTTCTCCCATAGGCGCACGGGCCGGATGATCTCGCTGAACACCGCGGATTTGCGGTTGCCCGGTCCGAGCAGCGTCATCGTCCAGAGCGGCGGCGGCTCTTTCCACGAGCCCCCGCAGTAGAGCTCGCGCTTGCCGGAGATCGCCGCGGAGATCACCGGGAGCATCAGCATGAGCGGGAGCTCGACGGGCACCTCGATCGACTCGGCGACGCTGCGGAGGTAGTCGCGCAGGCCGCCCAGGGGCCCCGGGATCAGATCCTCGAGGTCGGCGGGCGGGCCGGCGGGGTCGGTGTCGATCGGCGCGAGAGGAGGCCAGGGAAGGGGTTCCGGCTGCGCCGGGGCCGGAGGCCCGGGGGTCTGTTCGCGCTTGTGCTTGCCGATGGAGGGCATGGTCAGCTTGCCTCCTCGGCGGCCGGGCCGTCCTTGAGCCAGGCGAGGGCGCGGCGGCAGTCGTCGAGGTCGGCCATGACGGCGTCGAGGTCGCTGTCGGGGTTCTCCAAGTTGGCGAGGAGGTAGGCGCGGATCTCGTGCTCGGCGGGCTCGATCGCCTGGCGGGCGATCCGCCACAGGTCGGCGAGCGGGTCGGGGCTGGGGGCCATGGACGCGGCGGTGAGCAGCCAGCCGCGCAGGGTCGAGGCGGAGTGCTCGCTCACGATGGGCATCGGCTGGATCCCGACCAGCGATTCGGCCAGCATCTCCGCTGGCGAGTTGGGCTCGGTCATCATCCACAGCATCACGCCGCGGTCGTCAAGCGAGCGCAGGATCTTGCGCACGCGCTCGTCGCGCAGCGTGAGCGCCAGCAGCTCAAGGTCGGCGAAGGATTCGGAGGCGTCCACCGGGCGGGCGCTGGTCGCCGCGTGGACGCTGCGCCACGCCGCTCGCTCCTGCGCATCGGCGAATGTCCAGCGGCGGTCGGCGACGGTGCTTACCACTTCGAGGTCGGTCCTTGACAGGTTGAGCGCGAGCACGAGGTCGTCGGGGAGGAGGAGGGCCATCGGTGAAAACCCGCCGGCCGGGCTGTTTCACCGGCTGGGCGGGGGAGAGTCCCCGCGCGCTGCACAACGCGCGGGAGATGAAGATCAGGGGTCGGGTGCGGTCATTTCGTCGTTGGTCGGGTGGCCACGCTCGGGCGCGATCTGCCACTCGGGCACCGGGTTGCCGGGGGTGAAGATCCGGCGGACCTGGCCGGCGGCGCGCAGCTCCTCGAGCACGGCCGCGAGGTCATCGGGCTCGTCGCCGAGCGCGTCGATGATCTGGCCCTTGGTGCGGGGCTTGCCGTCGCGCAGCAGCGCGCCGAGCGAGGCGGCGGTGGCGTGGGCGCCCTCTTGGGCGGCTATGGGCTTTTCATGGGTGGGACGGGCAAGATGCCCGTCCGAGTTTGCGGGCTTCACCAGGCCGACGCGGACCGTGCGCCGGTTGACCGCGGTGGGCTGGATGTGCGGGTCGAGCCAGACAAAGCCCTGCTCGGCGAGGGATTTGAGGATGTCCCAGAAATCGTTGAACTCGGTACCCGGCAGCGCGCACATCGCGTACACAAACTCGGCACGCACGGCGGTCCGTTGGCTCGAAAGGTAGCTGATGACACTGTTGCCCATGTCGGTTTCGCGCTTGCCGGGGAAGGTTGGGCCGGGCTCGGGCTCCGTCGGCCCGGCACTGGCGGGCGAGCCGCCAGTGGCACCTGGCGAGGCGGCGGTGGCGTGGGCGACTTGGGTAGGTTGGTCGTTCGTCGTGTTCTCTCCGGTGAGACGGAGCATCAGCTTCGCGCAGCCGTCGATGATGTCGGCGGCAAACTCCTCCCAGGTCTCGCTGTCCGGCGGGCTGTCGGCCCAGCGCATCAGTTGCCCGGCGAATTGGCGGCAGATGTAATCGTGCGAGAGCGTCGGGCCCTTGGGCTGCGATCGGCGGCCTGTGTACGAATTCAGCAGCTGCTCGAATTCGTTGGGGAACACGAGGTCTTGGGTCACGCGAACGGTGTGGGTCGACTTGGTCTGCCTCAGCTTCTCGGCGAGTTCGTCGCGGGTGGCGCGGAGCTCGGCTTTGGCCGCGGCGTCCTTGCGCTGCAGCTCGCGGGTCTCGATCAGCTCGCCGTAGAGCTGCGAGGGCGTGAGTTTCGCGCTGCGCCAGACCGTGCAGGCGTCCTCGCAGATCGCGAGCATCAGCGGCGGGAAGATCGGATCGGAGAGATTCGTCGGGAGGTTCTGGCCCGCTTCGGGCTGGGCGGCGGTCGCCTGGTTCATGCGTGTGCTCCTGGAAAGAGGTGAATGGCCCCGGCGACGGTCAGGCCGCCGGGGCGCTCGCGTGGTGCGGGCTGCATCCGCCCGCGAGGTATGCCGGTCAGGCGAACGAGCAGTCGCCGACGACGCGGAGGCCGAGCGAGTCCTCGGCGGCGAAGTCGAACAGCCGTTCGGTGAGGTACTGCTCGATCAGCTTGTTGGCGGCGATCTGGGCGGCCTCGATCTGGCCGGCCTTGGGGATCACGGCAAAGGTGCCTTCCTCCATGTTGATGTGCAGCACGCACTCGACCGGGTGCGACCACTCGATGTCGAGCGAGGGCATCAGATCGTTGACGGTCGTGTGCAGCGTGATCTCGTCGGGGAGCTCCGCGGCGAGGCCGGCGACCTTCTGCTCGACGGACTTCTGCACCGACTCGCGGCCGTGGTGGACGCCCGAGGTCACCTCGCCGTCGGACTTGAACTTGAGCTGCGAGAGATCGGTGGCGAACTGCTTGTTGTGCCGGTCGGGGAACAGCGTGCGCAGCGACCGGATGAGGGTCTTCTGGCTGTCGTAGGTCGGGGCCTTGTGCGGGGCGCGGCTCAGCAGCCAGCACATGCACGCCGACGGGGACTTGTTCAGCGTCACCATGCCGACGGTCTCGTTGGAGGTATCGTTCAGCTCGGCGCGGATCTGGCTCTCGCCGATGCACAGCAGGGCCGACGCCGCGCTGATCGGCTTGTAGGCCGGCCCGGCGATCGCCGTGAACGCATCGCCGAGCCCGCCCAGCGAGTCGGCTTTCAGGTGGAGCGGGGCGCGGACGGTCGCGTCGTGGTTGATCTCTCCGTGCGCGGTGACCAGAACGCAGTCGCCGTTGACGGGGTTGCGGAGCCAGCCGGGCTTGGCGCTGTCGCGCACCAGCGCGGCGATGTCCTTGATCGTGCTGTCTTTCAGGTCGTGGCTTGTGATCTGTTCCATGCGTGTTTTTCCTGATGAAAGGGGTGGCCGCGACGCACGCTGCGGCGCGGTGGTGTGGGGGGGGAGGGTGTGAAGCGGTTGCCCTGGGGATCAGCCGGCGTCGTCGCCTTCGATGACCTCGCCGGTCGTCTGGTCGATCGTCATCTGCCGGATGCTGTCGAGCGATGCGTCGTTCACGAACGCGGTGCCGTTCGCGCTGGTCGACATGGAGTACACCTTCGACTTCACCTGCGGAATGTTCAGCTTGAAGTCGACGGTGACATGGGTCTCGTCGCAGACGCCGTCCTGGCCGGCGGCGGGCTTCATCGTCACGATCATCGTCAGCTTGCGGGCCTGGGTGTCCCCGGGCCGCTCGGTCATGTCGGTGATCATCGCCTTGATGGCGTTGATGAACCGCTCGGCGTTGCGGCCCCCGTCCATGTTGGCGAGGGTCTGAAGCGTGAAGGCCTTGGTGGGCATCGTGGAACTCCTGCGGCGCTGGCCGCGGTTTGGGGTGGCTGGTTCAGGCGAGGCCGCGCTCGGCGAGCTCGACGACATCGCGGTGGCGGATGAGCTTGCAGCCGCGAATCTGCACGGGGGTGAGCGCGCCCGAGGCGACGAGCCCGGCGATCAGCCGCTTGCTCACCGAGAGCAGCCGGGCCGCCTCGGCGTAGGTCACGAGGATGGGAGGGGGCGGCGTCTGCGGCGCAGCGCTCTCGTCGTCGCCGGGGTCGCGATCGACCGGTGCGAGCTTCGCGCGGTGGTGGTCGATGGGGTTGGTCATATCGACGGCGTCCCCTTCCTCCACACGCACGGCAGATCGAGCCTGCCGGCGGGCGGGATGCACAGCCATCGCATCGGCGCGTGGTTCACGAGGTCCTGCTCGGCGGGGTAGATCTCGATCGCGTCCTGGTCCTCGCCGATGATGTCGTTCTTGATGCTCTGGATCTGCGACCAGCTGGTCGCGATCTCGGTCTGCGTCCGGTTGCAGATGCCCAGGCGCATCCAGCCCGACGGCTCGATGAACAGCTGCACCATGTAGGTGTGGCTCAGCCACACCTCGCGACAGTGCTTCGGGGTGGCCGGGGCGTCGGGGTTGATGTCGAAGCGTCGCCATCGCAGGCCGCCGCACTCGGTGGGGAGTTCGGTCCCGAGCTTGGTTCGGTTGGGCACCGTGACGGGTGCGATCTTCATTCGCGTAGCGAGGGTCTTCATGCGTGCGTCCTCGCGTACTGGTCGCGGTTGTGGGGCTCGACGAAGGGCAGGCCGGCGAGGGCGAGGTAGGCCTCCTCGCTGGTGACGGGCACGCGCGCCAGGGTGGTGAGGTCGACGAGCTCGCCGTCCTTCTGGCGGTACTCTCTGCGGGCGTTGAACGCACGCATCACGAGCTCGGAGAACAGCGGCGGGCCGGTGCGGATCGTGAGGATCGCGCCCCAGGTGGTCGGCTCGGCCGCGAAGAACTCGTGGTGCACCCACTCGCCCCGGAACAGCAGGTCGTAGCCGCGGTAGCGGTCGCCCAGGCGGTGCATCGGGTTCAGATCGCTCGCGCGGTAGTTGTGCGGCCGGGCGGTGCCGGCTCGGGCCATCGCCTCGAGGGCGTGCCAGAGCAGGTTGGCCTCGCGGGGAAAGAGCGAGCCCTCGACGGGCACCGTGCCGTAGACCGGCAGCATGACATGCTCGATATCGTGCACCTCCGAGCGGCCGCGGCGGAGCGAGCCGGCGATGCACCAGCGGGTGGAGTACCTCGAGAGCGCGGCCATCGCGGCGGTGGCGTGCGCCATCGCCTTGTCGCGCGAGACGCGGCGGAGGGGGGCTCCGCTGCGCGGGGGGGAGGTGGTGGTCACGACGGGCCTCCGATCGTGAGGGCGCAGAGGCACCACAGGCCGGCGATCGCGATCGCGATGTACAGCAGCGAGCGCAGGATCTCGCCGAGGGACTGGCGGCGGCCGCTGTCGTGCACGGTCATCGAGTCGTCGTGGCCGCAGCGCGGGCAGTGCGGGTACAGCCGGTGATCCATGAAGCAGCGGCAGTTGTGGCAGTAGGCTTGGCGGGTCATGCGGCACCGCCTTCGGCGGGGTCGACGAAGCGGGCCGCGCGGTCGGCCAGGCGGTCGACCAGGACGCGGAACCAGCCGTCGACGGCGTAGCGGTCCTTCGCGCGGTTCAGGGCGATCGAGACGCCCTGCTGCGAGAGCGCCAGCGGCTTGAAGCCCGCCGGGCGGTCGGCCTCGACGATGGCCGCGAAGAGCCGGGTGATCTGGGCCTGGGACAGGCGCGCCGAGTCGGAGAGGACCAGCACCGCGGCGTCGCGGGCCGTCGCGGGGTGCGGGCCGCGCAGCGAGCTGGCGATCTCGCAGGCCTCGAGGCCGCACAGCTCGCCGAGGTGGTCGACGAGCTCGCGCGGGGCCAGCCGGGGCGCATCGCCGGACGGTTCGAGGCCGGCGGGCTCGCCGCGCTCGACGGCGAGCCGGGCGTTGTGCAGCTCGGCCAGGTAGCTGAACGCACGCCGGGCCCGGTCGCCGGCGGCGTCGCAGCGCAGCACCGCCCGGCCGCCGGCCTTGAGCAGCGTCTGGCCCGTGGCGGCGCAGGAGTCGACGGACCATGGCCGGGACAGGGCGTCAAGGGGCGCGTCGACTGGGGGGGCGACGGGGGCGTCGGAGATTGGGTGGGTGTTCATCGGATCCGACCTCCGGGCCTGTGGTCAGGTTTGGCGTCGGGCCGCGGTGCCGATCGCATCACGATCTCCTGGTGCAGCGCGGTGTCGGTCCGGTCGCACTCGCGGAAGATCCGGTTGTGGATGTCCAGGAGCTCGGTCTCGTGGGCCCGCGGGCTGGGGGCGCTGCGCGACGACTCGGTGTAGATGGACTTCGCGCCGCTGACGACGCGGTGGTGCAGGCTGCCGAGGATGGCCGCGGCGACGCGCGAATCGGTCTCGCCGGCGATCGAGAGCACGCTGCGGAAGCAGCCGGGCTCCTCGGTCCACGCGGCGGCGATCGTGATGCCGGCCTTTTCGGCCAGGGCGTGGATCTCGGCGAGCGCGGCCTGGCGGCCGGGGTCGGGCGAGAAGTTCGGGCCGGGGGTGGGTTGGTCGCTCACTTGCGGCCTCCCTTCCGGGTGCCGAGGTAGCGGGAGTGGATCTCGCCGGATCGCTGCTCGCGGTTTGTGTCCGAATACTCGTCGACGGCGTCGTGGTAGGCCGACTCGATCTTGGGGACAGCGTCGGCGTGTCGGTCGGCGGGGATGGTGGCGATGATCTGTTCGCGAAGGATCGCGTTGTTGGCGATCAGCGTGCCTTCCATCGCGCCGAGGATCTCGGCCAGGGCGACGGCGTCGGTCGGCTTGCCGGGTGATCCGCCGCAGTGACGCGACCCGATCTTTCCGTTGGCCTGGCGGATCATGACCAGCGCGTGGAGGTTGTGTTGTCTGCACAGGTCCGCGATCTGCTGCATCGCGTGGAGTCGTTTGGAGTCGCTCATTGGGGGGCGACCTCCTTCGCGCAGCCGTCGCAGAGCGGGGCCAGGCCGTGCTCGATCTCCTCGCGGATTGGGCAGGCGGGGCAGGGGCGGGCGGGCTCGGGATCGGCGGCGGTGTGGTAGGCCAGCCGGGCCTCGAGCAGCTCGATGAGCGCGGTGAGGTGGCGGTGCTCGGCCTGCGCCTTGAGGTTGGGGGTGCCGTCGAGGTGGTTCAGGCGGAGAGCGGCCTTTGCTTGCCACCGCCTGGCCTGTTCGATCGCGGTGCGGATCGCGTCGGTGCGGATCGGCATGCCGAGGTAGACCATCCGGGCGACCTCGCTGCAGCGGACGGTCAGGGGGAGAGGTGCGTGATCGCGGCCGCCCGGGTTGGTCGGGTCGGTGTGGGACTGGGACGCGTGCATTGCGGCCTCCTGCGTTGGGGGGTGGACAGAAGCGGACAGAACACGCCCCCGGGGGTGTGAGCCCCGGGGGAGTGAGCGTCGGCTGGCTGGCAGGAGGTCGTCCGCGTGCGCGGGCCAGAGGCCCGGTGGTGCCCAATCGGTGCTCGCCCGGCTACGGGTTTGCGTCACTCGCTGTCGGGCGAGCGCATGGAGAAACCGAGCCCTCCGGGGTTGGCTCTGCCCGGCTCAGGCATCGGGCGGCCGCGAGGGCCTCCCGAAACCGGGCTCCCCTTTCGCGCGCAAAAACGACGAATCCGCCGGCCCGGGGGCCGCGGTTCGTTGAAGCGCGTGGGTCTGTGGGGTAGTTTTCCATCCGAGTGGTTGCAGCTGGCCTAGTCCGTCCTGCAGCCCTCGCACAGGTCTGGGTCCAACCCAGAGCCCGGCTCCCGTCGGTGGTTGCACACCGGCGGGCGCGTTTGCGAGTGACGCATCGGCAAACTAGATCGGGAGTTCGCTGCGCGTCAAGCAAAAAATCTGAGGACGGTCCGAAAATTTTCGCCGCGCGGGCGTGGCACGCGCGGGATTATGGGCTATGGGCCTGCCGAACCCTCCGGGTTCGATGCTTTTTTGCAGAGTGAAAGTTTTTTGTTGGTCACCGGTCGGTGGACTGGCAGAATGGAACGGAGATCGCGCAAGGGGTGCGCGGAGGAGGACGGATGTTCTGGAAAATCGCGACGGTGGTGCTGCTGCTTTGGTGCGCGAGTCTGACGGCGTATATCAGCGGGGTGGAAAGCGACGCGGCCAGAGAGCGGTACAAGATCGGCCAAACCGCCGGGAGGAGTTACGACGCGGTGCGGGCGGTTGATTCGCAACTGCTCGCGCTCGTGACGCCGCACCTGGTCGATCGCATCGGGCAGAACCGCTTCGATGGGGCTCCGTGGGCGGACGGGAACCGGACCGAGTGGTTCAAGGTCGAAGACGGTCGGGTGCAGGGCAGCGACCTGTGGGATTTCAAACCCTTCGCATCACAGATCGTCATGGACCGCGGCAACGATCTCATGGCGCTGCACTGGCATCGCCAGGCGGTCGGCCTCCAGCGCGAGAAGTACATGCGGCAGCAGGATCTGACCTTCCTCGAGATGCACCAAAACCGCTGGATCCCCGAGGAGTACCGGTTCTACATCGACGATGCGAACCCGGAGCCGTGGCGCACGATGAAGCCGGATTCGACGCACTAGCCGATCCCGTGGGCTCGGCTGCGCCGAGACCACGCCACCCGGAGGGAAACCACGGCCCGTGGAGAACCGGCGGCATGACGCCGGAACCGCTTGCACCGATCGTATCATCGCGGTATGGCCGATGACACGGACAAGCCGACCGACAAACAGGCGGTGACCGGCGAGGTGGTCGAGCACGACGAGCTCACCGAGCAGCTGCCGCTGATGAACCTCGACGGGGAGCCGTGGTACGACCCGAGCTACCCGAGGCGCCAGACCATCGCCGTGCCCCGCAAGGGCTACGGGCCCGACAACCTCCGGCTGAACCCGAACCAGGAGGCGTTCTGCCAGGCGTACTGCTACAGCGGCGCCGCCCAGGGCAACGCGACCGAGGCGTACCGGCTGGCCTACGGCGCGCCGGACCGGTTCAGCGCTTCGAAGCTGCTGCGCAAGGCCCACATCGCCGCGCGGATCGAGGAGCTCAACCAGGCGGCGATCGACGAGGCGGGGATCACCGTCGAGAGCTACCTGCTCAACCTGCGCCGGCTCAGCCGCAAGGCCGAGGCCGGCGACAACCTCGGCGTCTCGGCGCAGTACGAGAAGCTGATCGGCCAGGTGATCGGCGCGCTCAGCGACAAGGTCTCGCTGACCGTCGAGGACAAGAAGAGCGCCGCCGAGCTCGAGAGCGAGCTGCGGCAGATCGTCAGCAAGGACCCGCGCATCCTCAAGGTGCTCGGGGCCGGCGAGGGTGGCACCGCGAGCGAGCAGGTGCTCGAGGTGCTGCGGCAGGTGGGCGCGGTGCCGGCCGGCCGGGGCGAGGGCGAGAACGAGGAATAGCGCGGAAAACGCTTTGAAACAAGCGTAACATCGCGTATAGTGTTGCAGATGAGCAACACTAGAACCGAACTAAGAAAGCGGGCCGAGCGGGAGCTGGCGACGCGGCACGCCCAGGCGTCGCCGGTCGTGCTGCGCCTGCTCGATGCGGTCCTGGCGAGCGGCCTGACGATGCGCGAGATCTCGCGGCGGTCGGGCGTGCCGGCGAGCAGCATCAGCCGGCTCGCCGGCGGCGGCGACCTGAGCGGCGAGTCGATCGACGCGCTCGCGCGGACGCTGGGCCTGGAACTGAAACCGATGAGGGAGGAGAACTGACATGGGCTCGATCTACAAACGCAAGGGCAGCGGCGTGTACCAGCTGCAGTGGGTGGACGAGAACGGCAAGACGCAGCGGCGATCGTCGCGCACGGGCGACAAGGCCGAGGCCGCGCGGCTGCTGGCGTCGGTCGAGCACGAGGTCTGGAAGATCCGCGAGGGGCTCGTCGACCGCGCCCAGGTCACGCGGACGCGCGAGATGGCGCGGCCGATCGGGGAGGTGATCGACGAGTACCTCGAGGCGGTCCGCGCGACGCGCTCGCAGCGCACGATGGCCGAGAAGACCCGGCAGCTGCGCCGCCTGGCGAAGGCCGAGAAGCTCGCCGTGCTCGCGGACCTGGACGCGGCCGCGCTGCGCCGGCACATGCGGCGGCGCGTCGACGACGACGGCAAGAGCCACTGCGAGGCCAACCACGCGCGCAAGGAAGCGGTGGCGATGATGAACTGGCTCAGGGCCGAGCGCCGGATCGCCGAGAACCCGCTGGAGTGCGTGGAGAAACTCGACGACCAGGGCGACGAGCACCGCGTGTACAAGCGGCGGGCGCTGAGCGTGGAGGAATTCGACGCGCTGCTCGCCGTCGCACGCGAGGCCGATGAACGGCTGAACGCCGAGGGCCGCGCGTACACAAGCCGGCGGGAGCTCTACTACGCCCTGGCGATGTACGCGGGTCTGCGCAAGGGCGATCTCGCCCGGCTGCGCTGGGGCGACATCGACCGCTCGGCCACGGGCGGGGCCGTGGTGGGCGAGCTGGGCGGCCACGGGACGATCACCGTGCGCAACGGCAAGGCCAAGAGCCGGACCGACGTGCTGCAGATCCACTCGGAGCTCGCGCCGATCATCGACCGCTGCTGGCCGGCGATGGCGCACCCGAGGACGCTCGCCAAGGAGCTGGTGTTCACCGAGGTGACCGACGAGACGCGGGCCAAGGACTTCGAGCGTGCGCGGGCGTGGTGGATCGACCGGGCCGAGGACGACCGGGCCGAGCGGGAACGCCGCGAGAAGAGCTGGTTCATGCTGCCCGACGCGCAGGACCGGCGGATCGACCTGCACAGCCTGCGGTCGACGCTGGGCACGATGCTCGCGCGGGCCGGCACGCCGATCGCGTCGACCAAGCGGCACATGCGCCACCGCAGGATCGAGACCACCGAGAAGTTCTACACGCACCTGAGCGAGGCCGACGATCGCGCGGCGATCGAGCGGTTCTCGATGCGGCCGTCGACGGGCTGAACGCGACGCCGAGCCGCCGGACCGAGCCAGCGACCCGACCAGATGACCCGCCCGGGTGTGATGCCTGGGCGGGTTTTTTCGTGCCCTGGCCGTGCGTGGTGTGCGGTGCGGGCTCGCGGCCGCGACTCGCGCGTCACTGCGCACCACATTTCGAGCGATTTGCCCGGTATCTCGGCGGATTCCCACGGCGTTTGGTCGTGGTGGAGGCCGGATTTTCGGTCGGGATGCGCGTACCCGGGATATCCGTGAGGTTTTCAGGGGTCCGGAGGTCTCGATTGTGACCCCCTCAATCTAGTAGTAAATACTTCAAAATCGGATTCTAGGAGGATCTCCCGGGTGTGCTCGGCGACTGTGTGTAAAACTGTGTGCGATCGCCCTGCATCGATATGCATCGCTGTGCATCGCTGTGCACTTTGGCCCGGTTGAGATGATGCGTGGCGCCTCGACGGTTTTGCCCGCAATTCCGGCGGTTTTGCCCGCACATTAGGGGGCATCCGGCGAGGGTCGAGGAAAGCGGGCGATCGGACTCGAACCGACAACATTCAGCTTGGAAGGCTGGACCGGATAGCGGGAATATGCCGTATATACGGGGTAAATCGCTGGCCTGCTGCGGGGTGTGTGCGGGAGTGTGTGCGATCGGCCCCCGGGGGGGTGTTCTGGCCCGCCGGATCGCGTGGCCGGGGAGGGGGGGAGGCCCCCAGCGGGGAGGAATCGTTGGGGGGTCACCTGGCCTCCATTGTTCCGCACGGTTTTTGGGTCGGGATCCCGCCTGCGGCGGGCGGGAGCGGCCTTCGGCCGCGTGGCGGGGGCCGCCGCCGGGCCCCTTCGGATGGCCTCCCCTGATCCGGTACAAACGCGCGGATTTCAAAACCCCAAAACCCTCCCGGGTATCCCGAGTACGCCCGAAAACCGCCGTGCATCGCCCGAACAGAATTCCCTAGTACACCCACAGAACCCGAAAACCGGCACCCTCCCGAAACCGGGGTAACGCCTTCTTTGGAGTCGGCAATAGAATCGGGATCAGTTTGGGTCGCGAACGGGTTTGCTCGGATTCGGTTTGGTGCCGAAACGCGGCTCGGGCAGTCCGCGTGCGCGTCGCTGCCGGGTGTCTCCCGGATGGGCGCGGTGCGGGCGGCCCGCGGGCTTCTCCACGGGCCGTGGTGAACGCGGAATTCGGCGGCTTTGCGGAGGGTGCGCGTTGGTAGCGTTCGATCCGAGATGGTCGAACACGCCAAGAGCTCGGTGGACGCGGCGACGCTCGAGCGGGTGCTCGATATCGCGCGGCAGCTGCAGCGCGAGCGTGGGTACAACCGCCTTCAGACCGAGTACTGGTACACGAACGAGGAGCGGCCGGGCGAGGGCGGGCCGTACGGCTGGCAGCTCGAGTTCCACGCCTCCCAGGGGCGGGCGCGAGAGCGGGCGATGATCGCGGCCAACCGTGTGGGCAAGAGCCGCACGGCCGACGCCGAGCTGGCGATGCACCTCACCGGGATCTACCCGCCGTGGTGGCGCGGGCTCGGGATCGCGACGATCGACCACCCGATCGACTGCTGGTGCGCTTCGGAGTCGAACGAGGCCAGCCGCGATATCAACCAGGTCAACCTGCTCGGCGACACGCTCGACCGGGAGCTGATGGGCACGGGCTGGATCCCGCGCGAGTGCATCGACTTCGACTCGATCCGCTACCGCTCGTGCGGCGTCACCGGCGTGATCGACAACATGCGCGTGCTGCACAAGCCGACGGGCAAGTGGTCGCGCCTGGCGTTCAAGAGCTACGAGCAGAAAGCGTCGAAGTTCCAGGGCACGGCCAAGCACCTGATCCGCCTCGACGAGCAGCCGCCCGACGATGTGGCGGCCGAGTGCAAGATGCGCACGATCACCACCGGCGGGCAGATGATCGAGACCTTCACCCCGCTCAAGGGCATGACCACGCGCGTGCAGCATTACCTCGAGGGCGGTGAGGGCGTGTTCTGTCTGACGGTCGGCTGGGACGATGCGCCGCACCTCACCGAGGCCATCAAGGCCGAGGCTCTGCGCGGTCTGCCCCCGCACGAGATCGAGGCGCGGACCAAGGGCACGCCCGTGATGGGCGAGGGCCTGATCCTCCCGATCCAGTGGGACACGGTCGCGGCGGATCTGCCGCCCGGCGGCGTGCCCGGGTACTGGCGTCAGATCTGCGGGATCGACTTCGGGTTCGATCACCCCGCGGCCGCGGTGTGGATCGCGTACGACGCCGATCGCGACTGCGTCTGGATGGTCGACGCCTACCGCGAGCGCCACTGGACCGCCCCCCAGCACGCGGCCAGGATCAACGCCCGCGGGCGGTGGATCCCCGTCGCCTGGCCGCACGACGGCCTGCAGGCGGAGAAGTCGAGCGGGCGCACGCTCTGCGAGCAGTACCGCGACGCGAAGGTGAACATGCTCTACGAGTCGGCGCGGTACGACGACGACACCGGCGGCCGCCAGGATGTGGAGCCGTGGGTCGTCGACCTGGTCGAGCGGTGCCGCACGGGACGCTTCCGCGTCGTGCGCGGCGACGCGATGCGGCTCCTGGTCGACGAGGCCCGCATGTGGCACCGCAAGAACGGCCGGATCAACGCGGTGCGCGACGATGTGATCGCGGCCCTGCGCTACGCGATGATGATGGTCCGCTACGCGCGGACCGAGGCGGAAGCGCTCGAGGTCCGCAGCGAGCGGACCACCGGCGCGCTCGATGATCCGCCGGCGGGCGCGTTCGGGGCGGGCGCAAACGACTTCGATCCTGCAATCTGCGGCATGGCCGTGAGGGAGGTCGCCTGATGAGCGGTCTGGTTTCGTTATTCCGTGGGCCGGAGAAGCCCGGTCCCGCCCCCACCAACAACAGCGAGGAGGTGCGCCGGCGCGAGGCCGAGCGGCGCATGCAGGCCGCGATCGCGTCGGGGCGCGGGAGCACGATCCTGACGGGCGAGCGCGAGCGCACCGGCGAGGGCGGCCTCGCGCCCTTGGGCACGAAAACGCTTTTGGGGAGCTGAGCGATGCAAGCGTTCGACGAGGCGAAGTTTCGCGATGTGGATCGCACGGTTTCGGATCTCAAGGCCGACCGCCAGCGCTACGAGGGCGATTGGCGCGAGATCGCCGAGCTGGTCGCACCGGGCAAAGCCTGGGATGAGCACGAGACCCGCAATTCCGACCGGCACCGGGCGCAGGCGTACACGCGCCTGTTCGACACGACCGCGATCGACGCCAGCGATCGGATGGCCGCGGCGTTCGGGCACCTCCTGTTCAACAAGGGGACATCGTGGTTCCAGTATGGCCTCGACGATCCGGACCTCGCGGCCCGTCCGCTCGAACACGCCTGGCTGCAACGCGAGCGCGACCGTGCGCTCTCGGTGCTCGCGATGCCCGAGACCAAGAGCTACACGGCGCTCAACGAGACCGTCGACGAGCTCTGCGATTTCGGCACGGGCGTCTTGTTCCTGGGCGACGATCAGCGGCGCATGTTCCGGCCGATCGCGCGGCCCCTCTCGGAGTGCTGGATCGCCGAGGACGAGGCGGGCACCGTCGACACGCTCTGCCGCGAGTACCGCATGCCGGCGTGGCGGGCGGTGCGCGAGTTCGGCGACCGGGCCGTGCAAGCGAAGAAGCACATGGAGCAGGATCGGCCCAACGAGTGCGTGACGATCCGGCATGTGGTCGAGCCGCGCGATGCGGCGAAGATGCGCCCGGGCTCGATCAAGCGGACCGAGCTCGCGTTCGCGAGCGTGTATTTCGAGGTCGAGTCGAAGTCGACGCTGCGCGAGGGGGGCTTCCGGCGCTTCCCCTACGCGGTGCCCCGGATCTCCAAGGCCGCGGGCAGCTGCTACGGCCGCCCGCCGGCGTTCAAGCACCTGGGCGCGATCCGCACGATCAACGCGGTGGCGCGGGCCAAGCTGCGCATCACCCAGAAGGTTGCCGAGCCGCCCCTGATTGCGCCCGACGACGGCGTGCTCGGCAAGCGGATCAACACGATGCCCGGCGGGGTGACCTTCGTCCGCCGCGGCATGGGCAAGGACCAGGGGCCGAGGCCGCTGCAGACCGGCGCGAACCCGGTGGCGGCCGACGAGCTGCAGCAGCAGCTGGCCGATCAGCTCCGCCGCGCGTTCTACATCGACCTGCTCGAGCTGCCGATGCTCGACCGGATGACGGCGACGGAGGTGGCTTCGCGTCAGTCGGCTTCGCTGGCGGTGCTCAACCCGATCACCGAGCGTATGGAGACCGAGCTGCTCATGCCGGTCACCCTCGCCGTGTTCGACTGGATGCGGCGCATGGGCGCGACCTCGCCGGCTCCCGAGTCGATCCGCGGCCGGCCGCTGCGCGTCGGGTATGTGGGGCAGCTGGCGATGAGCCGCGTCGCGTCGCGGGTGACGGATATCCAGCGGTGGCTCACCGGCGTGGTCGCGCAGGTGGCGCAGTTCGATCCCGAGGTGCTCGACGCCGTCGACACCGACGCGATCGTGCGCTCCGCCGCTCGGGATCTCGGCATCCCGACCGATTCGATCCGTCCGGGCGAGGTGGTCGAGGCGGTTCGCCGGATGCGCAGCGAGCAGCAGCAGCAGCAGCAGGCCGTCGAGCAGACCGCGGTCACGGCCGGCGCGCTGCGTGACGGCGCGGCGGCGAGCAAGGATCTCGGTCTGACCCGCGTCGGGGGTGCCGCCTGATGGCTCTGCCCGATGGTGGATACGACCCGGACGACGATCGCGGTCCCCTCGATGAGGATCCGCAGGACCAGGTGCGCCGCGAGCGGAGGGTGTACCGCGCCGCGATGTTCGAGAACGAGTATGGCCGCCGGGTCATGCGGGCGATGGTCGAGGCGGTGCTGCTCGAGGACAGCTTCGAGCTCGCCGATGGCGACCCGGTCCGCATGGCCTACCTCGAGGGGCGGCGGTCGGTCGTTCGCGACCTGCTCCGCAAGGGCGGTCTGCAGCTGCAACTTGTGTCCGGTGAGCATCGAGGCGAGCCGGCGAATTCCTTTCCAGTGACGGAGCCAGACGATGAACCCGCCAGCCACACCAACCACACCCGCGACACCGACCACGCCGACGACGCCAGCGACGCCGACGACGCCAACCACGCCATCAGTGCCGACGGCGCCCGCGACACCGACCTCGCCGGCGACGCCAGCCACACCCGCGACGCCGACCACGCCGACGACACCGGCCACACCGGCGGCGCCGGCGACGCCCGCCGGGGGGGCTGATCGTCAGGGATTTTGGTCGCAGCTCACCGATGAGCAGTTCAACGCGGTGCCCGAGGAGCTTCGCGAGGCGAAGTCGCTCGGGCAGTTCAAGTCGATCGAGGATCTGCTCAAGGGTTATGTGCAGACCAAAGCGATGGTCGGCGCGAAGTCGGTCGTGGTGCCGAGCAAGAACGCGACGCCCGAGCAGCGCGAGGAGTTTTTCAAGGCGATCGGACGGCCCGACCAGGCCGCCGAGTACGACGCGCCCGCCTCGGATGCGCTGCCCGACGGCTACACGATGGGCGAGACAGATCTCAACCACCTGCGCACGGTGGCGCACGGGCTCGGGCTGAGCAAGGCCCAGGGGGAGCAGTTGATCGGCGAGTACGCCAAGCTGCACGCCCAGCAGCTGGCCGGCGAGCAGCAGCAGATGCTGCAGCGGCACACCGACGCCGAGAAACAGCTGCGCGCGGAGTGGGGCGGTGAGTTCGACGCGAGGCTCGACACGGCCAAGCTCGCGATCAAAGAGCTCGGCGGCGACGCGCTCGTTGCCGAGCTCGAGAGCTCGCGGCTCGGCGATCATCCCGAGATCGTCAAGGCGTTCTACAAGGTCGGCCAGATGATCGGCGATGACCCCGGCCTGGTCACTTCCGGAACGGCCAGGCTCTCGGTCGCGCCGGTCGAGGCGAAGCAGAAGATCGCGCAGCTCAAGAGCGACTCCGATTTCATCCGGCGGCGTGATCGGGGCGAGAAGGGCGCGGTGGATGAGTGGAATCGACTGCACCAGATCGCGTACTCCTCGACCAGCTGATCGAGCGCGGGACGGTGAGCACACTTGCGGCCGCGGGCCGTGCAATGAAAGGGCCAGCCAATGTCTGGAAAACAGAACGCGAAGAAGCAGAACGCGCAAGGGGGCGGCGCAGACGCCCTCGAGGAAGCCAAGCCGGCGGAGAGCGAGCTCGTGAGTTCGGAGCCGGTTGTCGAGGCGATGGAAGCGAAGTCGTCGGACCCTGGGCTCGGATCAGCCGAGACCACGCCACCCGGCGATGTGCCCGATTTCGACGAATTTCGTGACGCATTGAGAGCCGAGAATGAGCGTTGGTTTGCCGCGCTGCGCGACGGGCTGGCTGCTTCGGCGGCAAAGGATGTTGGTGTCGGCGATCGCGTGCTGGTGTACGCGCCCGCGTTCGGTCACACGATCCATGTGCGCGGCGAGGGGCTCAAGGTCGAGCCGAAATGGCAGTGTGAAGCGCGTCCCGGGTTTGTGATGCGTGTTCACCGGCGTGACGGTTCGATCGAGCTCGATGTGCGCGTGCTTGCGGACACCGATACCGACCGCGTCGCGGAGTCGATGCCGATGGTGCTGGGTGTGCGTCTGCTCGAGATCACGCCCCGTGATCCCTCGCCGGTCCCGCCGAGCGGCGTCGTGGCGAAGCCGGTCGCGATCCTGAACGAGTGAGCTCGAGCGTTTCGGAGCGGCGGCGGAGCCTCCTTGTCCGTTCGTCGATTGCCACCACGGCGAGCCGTGTCTCCACGGGCCGTGGTGGTTTTCGTTTTGGGTCTTGAACCTCGGGGCCGGTCCGCCGATGCTTCGTTTCAGCAGGAGCCGTGAGACTACCTGCGACGGTCGGCAGCCGACGGCGCACCCCCCTTCTGAGGACAGACAGAGGGCGGGAGTCGCAAGTCGGGAGGCCGCTCCGGCGCGGGCCTTGATGGCGAAGCGACTCGTGCTGCGTCGACCGGAGCCGGTTCTCTTCTGGGGAGCGGCTTCCGGCGACGAGTGCCCCCGGCCGCGAGCGGCTGCGCCCACCTCCTCCGGGCGCAGCCGTGCGGCGGACTAGGCCCAGCGAACCCTCCATGTTCACGATGGGGGCCGCTGAGTCGGCCCCGATGGGGATCGCTCCAATGAGCCAAATCCAAACGCTGTGGGTCGAGCAGTTCAACTCGAACCTCGACATTACGCCGCAGCAGCTCACCTCGAAGCTGCTCGGCACCGTGACAACCAAGTTCAATGTGAACGCCGAGACCGCCTGGTACGACACGACCGGCGTCGCCGAGGGCGAGGACGATCCGGCACGCTACGCCGACGCGCCCAACAATGTGAAGAGCCGTGAGCGTCGCGGCCTGGTGCCTCGCAAGAGCCACACCGGCGAGGTGTACGACACGCTCGACCAGCTCCGCATGCTGGCCGACCCGACCAACGAGGACATGGTCGCGATGCGTGCGTACTGCGCACGCAAGATCGACTTCCGGATCTCGCGGGCGGCCGTCGGCCTCGCGCTCACCCGCGACTCGCAGGGCGAGACTTCCAATGTGGCGTTCGACACGGCCACCAAGCGCGTCGCCGTCAATGTGATGAACAAGGGCGAGTCGCCGGCGAACACGGGCCTCAATGTGGGCAAGATCGCCAAGGGGCTCGAGCTGCTCTCGGGCGCCGAGATCGAGCCGAGCACCGACGAGATCTGGTGCGTGATCGGCAACCAGCAGGCCAACGATCTGATCCAGGAGGTCAAGGTCGGGTCGAGCGACTACAACTCGCTGATGCCCATGATGACCGGCCAGATCGGCCGCTACATGGGCGTCAACTTCATCCGGTACGGCAACCTGCAGGTGCCCGTCACCAACCAGCGGCAGTGCCTGATGTACACGACCCGCGCGATCGTCGCCGGCTTCCTCGGATCGCAGCCCATCGAGGGCAAGATGTGGAAGCGCAGCGACCTCGCCGACGAGCCCTGGTACGGCTACGCCAAGACCGAGGTCGGCGCGGTGCGCCGTCACGATGTGGGCGTCGTCGACATTCTCTGCCTCGAGGTCTGATCCGGTCCCCCTGTTTTCGCAGGGGCGGGCAGGGTTATCGACGGCAACACGATGAACCAGTAGCGCGGCTTTTCGCCGCGAGAAAGTCACAACGATGGCAACTTTCAGTGCACCGCGCATGGCGGTGATCGAGTCTTCCAAGGCTCTGAACGCGAAGTACAACGGCGGCCGGGTGCGCTGCTTCGCCGAGCGGTTCAACCTCTCGACGATCAACGGCGGCACGGCGCTCGCGATCAACGATGTGGTGAAGGTCGGGCGCGTGCCCAAGGGCGCGGTCTTCCTCAAGGGGGAGATCACGACCACGGTCACGCTCGGGTCGACGCAGGTCTCGATCGGGGACTCGGGCAACGCCGCACGCTTCCGCGCCGCGGCGGTGCTCACCTCGACGAGCGCGATCGAGATCTTCGCCGCTGCCGCCGGGCGGCAGTACGAGTTCCCCGAGCTCACCGAGATCCTGCTCACGGTGACGGCCGCGGCCGCGCCCAACAGCGACAACTGGGTCGAGGTGAAAACCTACTACACCAGCGAGTGATCGAGCACGGCCGGCCACGGACGGGCCAAGTCCCTGGGCCGGTTGTCTGGTCCCGGCCTGGGGCACCCGGTGCGGGGCGGCTGTTCACTCGGCCGCTCCGCCATTTCTCTGCATCAGATTTCAAAGCGAGGTATCGATGACCGCCGTAGTAAAACAGACCACGATGCGGGGCGACTGGCGGCTGGGGGCCGCGGCCAACCTCACGAACACGACGGCCATCGCGGCGCGCATCGCGCGGGCGGCGGGCGACCCGCCGGTGAGCGGGGCCGACCGGATCGTGCTGGACGCGAGCGCGAACCTCTCGGTGCTCTCGTTCTTCGGGACCGACGCGGACGACGAGGTGATCAACTTCACGATCATCGGCTGGCGCGAGATCCTCAACGCCTCGGGCGAGGTGATCGGCTGGCTGGGCGTGCACCTGGCGACCGGCACGGCCACGCTCTCGGGCTCGATCACCGGCGCGGCGGGCGTCACCCCGAACGGGACCGACGACTACTTCGCCGACGAGATCGCGGTCAGCGCCGGGACCGATGCGGTCGAGGCGGTCGAGGGCGTGGCCGATGTGCTGGCCGCGCACCTCGCGATCGACCCCAAGGGCTGCAAGAAAATCGAGGTGTTCCTCGACCGCGACTCGGCGGCGAGCGCGAATGTGCTGTACGCGGAGCTGTAGCGGATTCGGGTGGCGTGGTCTTCGCGCAGCGAAGCCCACGGACGCGAGAACAGGGGCCGACGGCCCGGCACTGGCGGACGAGCCGCCAGTGGCACCAGAGAACGGGAACAGGAGCTGAGCATGAAACGCGGATTGATGGTCGGGATGGTGCTGGGGCTGCTCGCGGTGCTGCTCGCGACGACGACGCCGGGCTGCGCGAGCCGGGAGCAGATCGAGCAGGGCTTGCAGACCGCGCAGGATGAGAGTGCCTGGCTGGACGGCGAACTCGACCGCTACCAGGCGGTGCTCGACGCGGTGAACGCCGACCTGGCGAACTTCGAGCCCGGCACGCCCGAGCACGCGGAGCTGTCGAAAGTGCTCCGCGAGACGCAGCGGGCGATGAACGATGTCCGCTCGATCAAGGGCGGCGTCGATGAGCGCATCGAGGGCTACCTGGCCGAGCTGGCGCAGATCCCGGAGGACGCGCCCGATTGGCAGGTCTCGGGTCGGCTGACCGGCAAGGTGCTCAAGGATGAGTCGAAGGAGCTGCCGCACCCGTGGAACTGGATCGCCTACGGCGTGGGTTCGGCGGTTATGGCGGTCTCGACCGTCGGCTGGGCTCGGACTCGCCGGGCGGTCTACGAGATCGTCGGCGGCGTCGAGGACGGCAAGCGCTACAACCCCGACCTCGCCGACGAGATGGACGCGGCGAGCCCGTACATCCGGGCGGGCCAGAGCGCCTCGACGAAGGCCATCGTGTCGAAGGTCCGCCACAAGTTGGGCGCTGCCAAGCCGAAGCCGGTCGCGGAGGGCTGAGCCGGTGTCGGGAGCTGACGAGAGCAAGATCGTGATCCTGCTGCGCGAGCAGAACGACCTGTTGCTCGCGCACCGCGAGGAGCAAATCAAATCCTCGGCGCGGCTCGATGCGCTGTGCGCCGACATGGCCGACATCAAGCTCTCGATCCGCGAGGACCGGCACGGCGAGCGGATCCGGGTGATCGAGGCCAATCAGGAGACCACGAAGTTCTGGGTCCGGTGCATCGGATCCACGGCCGTCGGGGCGTTCCTGATGGCGCTGTTCGAACTGATCCGCCACAAAGGCGGATCCTGAATCTCGCCCGCGTGTTGCGGGCGTTTACTCGCACCGGGCCGCGCCGGCGTTCGCCGGGCCGCCCACCGCAGGAACGATTGACTGCTTGCGGTCTTCCGTTCCGAGCGTCGCGAGTCGAGTGGGCCCTTGCCCGGTGAAAGCCGGGTGAGGGTTTTATGAAGCGGGTTCCGAAATCCAAGCGCATCGCCGCTGCCGCACTCGCCGTTGCGATTCCGGTCGGATTGGTGTTCTTCGCGCCAAGTCCAAGTCGGCCTGCTCCTGTCTCTGTGAAGAGCGGCGGCGAGCAGGCCGGTACCCGGAGCTTGCGCTCCGGGCTCTTGTCCGAGCCGGTCGAGACGATCGAGTGGGAGCTGGTCGAGCTGGTCGGCTACGACGCCAACGGCGAGATGGTGACGATGCCGCTGGCGTATCACCGATCGACATGGCACGACCTCAACCCGTGCCCGTTCGATGTGAACGGCGACGGCGCGGTGGACCTCGACGACATCGACGGGGTGCTGTCGCACTTCGGGGAGGGCTGCGACTGATGGGGACTCACCCGTACAGCCAGCATCTTCGGGCGACGCGAGACGGTCTCAATCGCGAGGCGGTCGCGTTCTACTGCCCCGGCTGCAAGTGCTCGCATCATGTGTGCGTGAAAGCCAGCCCTGGGATCGACGGGCCTGTGTGGTCGCTCTCGGAGGGGCCGACGATCTCGCCTTCGATCAGGGTCAGCGACAGCGATGGAACGATCTGCCACCTCTTTGTGCGCGGTGGAAAGCTGGAGTTCTTGTCTGACTGCCGACACGAACTCGCCGGCAGGACGGTCCCGATGGAGGTGGAGTGATGGGGCTGGCGATCTTCGACAAGGATGCGCCGGTGCTGGCCGGGCTCGAACAGTCGTTCAGCCGGGCGCAGGCGTCGATCGGCGGGCTGGCCGACGCGGTGGGCTCCAACGAGCTGCGGCACGCGCCGCCGACGCAGCTCCGCGCGGTCGGGCCGCGCGTCACGGCGCTCAGCGGAAGCTATCAGGGCCGCGGCGGCAACTCCGTCTTTGTGGTCCGCAACACCGGCGACAACACCTATCGTGTTCTGCAAGGCAACGCCGACGGCTCGACGACACAACTCGCGTCGCTCGCCGATGGATCGACGCTGACCGGCGGCTTCCGCTCGCTGAACGCGGCGCTCGGGGCCGCGGCAAGCGGCGAGGGCTTTACCGACACCGAGACCACCAACAACTACGCCGTCGGCGCTCTCCGGGCCGCTCAGTACGCCCACGGCTTGCTCCGCATCTTTTGCGAGGTCCGAAAGTTCAACGGCTCGGCGTGGCAACCCGCGCAGTACGCGATGTTCTTCTCAACCGACAACGGATCAACATGGGCCTTTGAGTACCGGACGGCGGACGATGCGATCGGCACCGAACGCGGCCAGCAATGGTGTCTCAACCCGTGGCCGACCCCGATCTATGGACGGGGCGGAAGCCCGTTGATGCTGATGTGCGTCGATGCGGACTACAAGAGCAAGGCCGGGAGCCCGACCACCGGCATCTTCACCTTGTCGATCTTCACCCGCTCCAGCGTGTTCGCGGGCTGGAACCATCTGGGCTCGGTCGAGCTTGGTGCGATCTCGAATGTGGATCACGGGCACACCGCCTGCGCGGTCGAGTGCGCCGTCGGCGGCTTCGCGAGCGTGCAGGTGGTCGCGGTCTGCGGCGACGGCGGCGACAACAATGTCATTCGGCGCTGGCTGTTCGACGCGACCGAGGACATCAACCCCGCGATCCCGTCCTCGATCAGCGGCATCCTCGACACCGGCAACTGGACGCTCGACGCCACCTGGAAGCACGGCACCGCCGTCAGCTCGGGTCGCGGCGAAACCGCCAACCAGATCACCGCCGCCTTCGCCGGCGAGAACGAGGGCGAGATCCTCGGGCTGTACGACAACGAATCGGGCGTGTTCGGGCGGTTCACGCCCGGCGACGACTCAGCGACGGCGGGCGCGTGGGAGACCTTCGGGCCGCTGCACCCCGGCGGCGGCAACATCGCGCTGTACTGCTCGACCGACGGCGCGGGCACCATCACGATCTGCATGTGGGACGATTCCAGCCGCGAGTCCGACGGCACGATGGTGGACACCTCCGCCTCGATCTCCAAGTCGCCGGGCGTGGCGCGGATCATGCTCAGCCGCGACTGGGGCGAGACCTGGACCGAGCTGGCCCGGCCGGCGAACACCGACTGCCAGCCCGCGATCGCCGCCGGCCGCGTGTTCTGGACCGAGGGGCAGAGCAACCTGGTCAGCCGGGCGATCCCGACGCTCCGCGCGATCCGGCCCGCGAGCGTGAGCCCCGGCGGCGAGGGCGTCTACATCAACCACAACTCGAGCGACGGGGCGGGCAACACGATCAACTGGGCGCAGGTGGGCGCGTTCAGCGGGTCGAGCTACCAGATCATCCAGCGCGCGGGCGGCGTGTTCACCGATCCCGACACTTCCGAGGTCATCCCCGATCCGCCGTCGCTCACCGACACGATCCTCAAGTTCACCGTCGCCGGGACCGGCGGGCAGAGCTTCGGGCAGATCGCCTGGGGGCGGCGGCACCTGAACGAAAACCCGCCGACCAACAATGAAGTGGTCGGCCAGGTAGACACCCGGTTCTGGATCCTCCCCGCGCTCGATTCGAGCGGGATGCTCGTCGGCTGCACTTCGCTGGTTCACTCGGGCGGCGGCGCGGGCACCGGCCTGTTCAACGGCGGCGGCCCGCGCACCTATGGCAAGTACCACGGACGAAACCGCTGGTACCCGGTGTACGACGCGACGACGCAGTGGCCGACGGCGGCGGGCGGCGTGCGCATCTGCTCGGCCCGCTGGGGCGCGGATGTGGGCGATCCGCCGGTCGGCTCGTTCTACATCGTGCCCGATGTCGGCGTGAAGGGCGGCGGCGGCAAGGTCGGCCAGCCGATCCCCCTGGGCGGCGGCGGGGCCAACGGCTCCGCGCCCGACGAGGTCCTGACGCTCACCGGCGTCAAGCTCGCCGGCGGCTCGGGGGCGGCGCGCGTGGTCTGCCGGATCCCCTGGGACTCCTGGCACGAATGGTGCAACCACGACGGGTCCGACGCCGGCGTGACGACGCGCACGCTGTGGCGGCTCTACGCGGACGCCGACAACTGGATCGTCGCCGAGTGGGACGGGGCCAACCACCGCGTGCGTGTCCGCGTGCGCTCGGGCGGGACCACCCGCACCGCGCTGGTGCTGCACGACGGGGCGCTGGGCGCGATGCGCGAGACCGTGATCGACTTCGCGCTGGGCATCGACGGCGACGATCTGGCGGTGGCCTGCGCGGTCGCCGGGGACGCCGACACCGGCACCGTCACCGACGGCGGGCTGTTCTCGGCCGCGCTCGACCAGTGGCGGCCCGGGGCCGATGAATCCGGCGCGCTCAGCGCGATCGAAGTCCTGGCCGTCGAGACCTTCGCCGATGGCGGCGACGCGGCGGCGATGGGGACGCTGCTCGAATCCATGCCCGGATCGACGATCGGCGGCGTGCGGTCGCTGCGGACGCGGCCGGTGCTGGGCGCGATCGGCCGCACGCGGCCGAATGTGGGGGTGATCTGATGAGTGACTACACGACGGCGAGCCTGGTCCGGCTGGCGAACGGTGCCCTCGCCTTGATCGGCGAGCCTCCGATCAACGCGCTCACCGACAACCGCGACGCGGCCCGGGCGGTGAACGAGAACCTGACGCAGGCGATCGAGTCGGTGCTGCGCATGCACCCGTGGCGGTGCGCCCTCGGGCGGGCGAGCCTCAACCGGCTGCAGGAAACGCCCCCCTCCGGCTACCGCTACCAGTACCAGCTCCCCGGGGACTGCCTGCGGGTCGAGGGCGTCGGCAGCCGCACGCGCTACTCGGTCGAGGGCCGCAGGCTGCTGAGCGATTCGAGCTCGGAGACGATCCTGTATGTGCGCCGGGTCGAGGACATGAACGAGATCTCGGCCGATGTGCAGAAGCTGATCGAGGTCGAGCTCGCGATCGCTCTGGCGGCGCGGCTGCGGAGCACGAACACGCAGCTCTCGGGACGGCTCGATCGCCTCAAGGAATCACGCGAGGGCGAGGCCCGCCACGCCTCGGCGCAGGAGAGCCTGGGCGAAACGGATCCCCCGGTGAGCTGGGAGGCCGCCTGGTCGAACGGCTCCAATGGCGGCCATACCGGGAGGGGCTGGGTGTGAGCGCGTTCCCCTTCACGCAGTCCAGCTTCGCGGGCGGCGTGCTCGGCCGGTCGCTCCTGGGCCGGACCGATCTCGACCGCTACCTGGTCAGCTGCTCGGTGCTGCTGAACATGATCCCCGAGCCGGGCGGCGGGGCCTCGAGCCGGTCCGGCACGCGGTTCATCGCTGAGACGCGCGGCTCGGGCCCGGCCAGGCTGATCGACTTCTCGTTCAACTCCGAGCAGACCTACCAGCTCGTCGTCACCGACGGCTATATCCGCTTCTGCCGCGACGGCGCGCAGATCGAGTCGGGCGGCTCGCCCTACGAGATCGCCGCGCCCTGGTCGGCGGGCGACCTGCAGGGGCTACGCTGGGTGCAGAGCGCGGATCAGCTGATCGTGTGCTGCCCGGGCTACGCCCCGCGCGTGATCTCGAGGGCGGGCGACACCAGCTGGTCGATCGCGATGCTGCCGTTCGACGACGGCCCGTACCTCGGCGTGAACACGACGACGACGACGCTCGGCGCGACCGGCACGCTCACGACCGGCGGCAGCGTGACCGTCACGGCGAGCGCGTCGGTCTTCGCGGCCGGCGATGTGGGCCGGCTGATCCGCATCCGCCAGAGCACGAACCAGGGCGACTGGGGCTGGGTTCGGATCACGGCCTACACGAGCCCGACGGTGGTCACCGCGGAGGTGGGCTCGACGCTGCACGCGAACCTCGCCTCGACGCCGAGCCGTCACTGGCGGCTGGGGGCCTGGGGCGATGTGCCGGGCTGGCCGGAGTCGCCGACCTACTCCGGTGGCCGGCTGTGGCTCTCCTCAACGCCGAGCCAGCCGCAGACCAAGTTCTCGAGCGTGAGCGGCGCGTTCGATCAGTTCCGGCCGTCGGAGCTCGACGGCAATGTGGTCGACGACAACGCGCTCGTGCTCACGCTCGACGACGATCGCGTGAACAAGATCGAGTGGATGGTCGACCGGCAGGGCGCGCTGCTCGACGGCACCTCGGGCGGCGAGTTCGTCGTGCGGGCCCGCTCAAGCGTCGAGCCGATCACGCCGACGAACCTCGGCGCGTTCCGGCAGTCGACGCACGGCTCGGCCGTCGGCGCTCGCCCGGCCCAGCTCGGGCCGAGCGTGCTGTTCGTGGAGCGAGGGGCCGGCGGCGGTTCGGGCGGGGCGGTGCTTCCGGGCAACGGGTCCGGCGGCGGCCGCGCGGTGCGCGAGCTGGTGTTCAGCCTCGAGCTCGATCAGTACCTGGCGGCGGATCTCTCGCGCGTGGCGCCCGAGCTCATGCGTGCGCTGCCGCTCTCGGATGCGGTGGTGCACCGCGACGACGCGGCCGCGAGCGGCGGGATCATCGACCTGGCGGTGCAGCAGACGCCCTGGCCGATCGTCTGGGGCGTCCGCGCCGACGGCGTGCTGCTGAGCCTGACCTACGACCGCGAGCAGCGCCTGGCCGGCTGGGCCCCGCACACGATCCTT